ATCACCATCAGTTCTTCCACTCTTTTCATAATCACCATCCCAAATATGATTGTTATGTTTATGTAAAAAAGCAATATTAGTTTGGCCTGTTAAAAACCAAAGTAGTTCACTAACGATTTGTTTCCATGCCATCTTCTTTGTTGTAAGTAATGGAAATCCTTCGCTCATTTTATGTCTGATTTGATGTCCGAATTCAGATATTGTACCCGTTCCGGTTCTATCTTTTTTTTCTACTCCAAATTCTATAATATCAGAAAGTAGTTGTTGATATTTTTTATCTAATGTATTCATTTATTAGTTTATTAAATCGTCTAATTTTATATTATGTTCTTCCAATATTTCGTATATCTTTTCATATACCATATCTAAAGCATCATATTTATCAATTTCTTTACCTTCCATTGCCCATTCTAATCCCTTCTTTGTATTGTGGGTTATTTCCCAAAGAGCCAATGCTAAATCTAATGCTTTAGCAGCTCTTTTATGCGCCATTATATCATCTGGTTCATTTAGGTCGAACTCTAGTATTCCCTTTGCCATTTTCTTTTGATTTGAAAAATATAAATAATTTTGATTCCGGATTATCCATCTGAGTCATTGCTACCCACTTACCCAATACACTGCCACCAATATAAAAAGGTAATACCAAATAATCTTTTTCAAATAATAATGGTTGTAGTGAAAAATACATACCGGCTAAAGATACTAAATTAATCCAAACAGAATTAAGTAATAAATCTTTTAATCGATTTTCGTATGTATATTTAATTTCCATTGTTTTAAATACATTGAAAAGAACTTGAAATATCAATATTGCGGTATATGTTATCATTTAATAAAAGGTAATATTGATAATTCTTTTGCCTTTGCTTCAACCATAATATCAACATCAATTCCATATGTTTGTGGAATCTCTTTAATATAGTCTGCATGTGCCTGTGGTTTACTTCCTTCCTTTGGTTCTGAATAATGAACAACAGGTGTAATACCTTCTGGCCAAGTTGATGCGGCTAACTTCATTGCATCTTCTTCAGTTAATCCACCAGTACAAAACTTATGGTGATGGTAATCAAATACAATTGGTATCCCAATCTTTTCGTGGATATACATAAGGTCTAATACTGAATACATTGTTGCCTTGTCATCGTTCTCAACTGTTAATCTTTTACGAATGGATGGTGATAATCTTTTAAAGTTATTACAAAATCTATCCATCGCAGATTTTTTATCTCCATATACACCATTACAGTGTATGTTTATTTTGTTGAACGGTGTTTTGGATAATCCCATCATATCAAATATCTTACCATGTAATTCCAAATCTGCAATTGCATTTAGAACCACCTGTTCATTTGGTGATGTTAATACAACAAACGGACCGGGATGAGAGGTCAAGCGCATATTCCAAAACTTAGCGAAATCACCGGCTTTTTTTAACTCACTTTTAATCTCTTTGTAATCTTTGAGCTGTGTTAAATCCAAGTGGTCACCCCAAGGTACAATGGATGATGATAAACGAAAGAAATTAATTCCATTCATTCTATTCCATTCTAAAATTTTAATGATATCTTTCGCATTGAGTAATGCTAATTCGGATACATAATCTAATCCCTTAGTTTGAAAAGTACGTTTAACCATTGCTCGGTTAGTAGTTACTTTTTTACCCATACTCATATTAATACACGCGTATCCTAAATTCATCATTTTGGTATAATTTGTTGTGATACAAATATACGAAAAAATATTCAGTTTACCAAATATTAATATGATTTACTAGAAAAATCGGTTGGATATTGAGATGGTTTGATGTTTTTTATCCAATAATTAACTGCGTTTTGGTCATTTATCCAACTCCTTCTATCATCCCAATTAAATCCAGCTTTAGCGTAGTAAGGTAACATATCCTTTATCGCTGCTGCTCTTGCTGGGTGCTCTGCTCTTACTATATTTATTATACCATCTCCATCGGTATCATATCCATCAACTGTACCATCTCCATCATAATCAATCGCCCTCTTTGAATAATCCGTTTGAAGATTCATTAGTATCTCATCGGTTATTTCAGGCTCTAATGCCTTTTTTTCTTCATCAGTTAAGCTAACTTCTTCCAAATTTGTTGAAGTGATTTCAGCTTTTTTTTTATCTTCTGTATATTTTTTAGCCGCCTCTATTAATGCTTCGTTTGGTTCTGATGGATTTTCTGTTTCATTAAAAAATATTTCCGCATCTTTTTCTGATTGCAATATTGGTTCATCATATAACCCCAATTCTTCATCACCTTTCATCATTTCTACAATAGCCTCTCTTTGCTTTTTTTTGTCACCATATACTTCATACTCTTTGTAATTCTCCTCCATTAAATCATCTAAATCACGTTCTTCCTTACGTTTCATTATCAATCCATTAAATGCAATAATCAATGCTACTGCCAATGGGTCAAATACTAATACGATTATAAGAATAAAGAATTTTACAACATCATTAAGTGGAACATTAAATGCTTCTGCTACGAAACGAAATCCACCAACTTCTCTTTCCAATTGGATGTTATTATTTTTAATTGAATTGATTGAATCTAATGCTATATTGGTTTGTATAGTAAGTTCATCAATACGTTTAGAAATAGTTGTAATCTCTTTATCCGCATTACGAACCATTTGAGTAAGGCGTGATGTAGAACCATTCCTTTCTACAACTTTAGAAATGTTTGCTTCTTGTGAGTTACGAATGTTTTGTTGATTAGTTAATTGAGTTGTATAACGAGCAATCTCACCATCGTTTTTATCGATTTGTGTTTGATATACCGCAATATCTCTTTCAACTTTTTGTAGTTCTAAGTTTTGTTGTTGGAACGCATTTGATAGATACCCAAAAATACCCGCTGATGTGATTACCATTAAGGTAGCAACGGATACCATTAAGTACCATTTGTTAAATCCCTTAATAAAATCCCATTGTTGCTTTAGATAAGTTGCAGCCACTAATTTGGCTAATTCCAAAGCACCAGCCATTACCATTACCGAAAGCGATGCTCCAGCAAATAGTACGCCCAATCCTGTTACAGAAAAGTAAGCCGCACATCCCGCAACAATAATCGCCGAAAGTCCATCTACAATGTTTGTTGTTAATTCTACCAATCTTTCGATTTCATTTGATAACTTAATTGCTTCTGCTTGGTTAGCAGGTCTTTCACCTTTTAACATTTCCGCAATAACTTTGGCTCTTTTAGCAATAGCTTCTAAATGCTCTTGAGCTCTCATTTTGTATTCTGGTTTCATAAAACTATTAGTTTGTTTAATAATAAATATTCATTAAATAAAAAAAGGGTGGATTTTGATACCCACCCTTTCATATTATTGTAGGATTAACCTATCGAAATTGTCCTTTTCTTAGGTTGTTCCGTTTCTCTTTTTGGAATGTGTAACTCCAATACACCATCTTCAAACTTAGCTTTTACCTTATCTAAGTTAAAGATTTTAGAATCTGCTGTAAAACTTCTTAGGAATGATGAGCGTTTAACTTCTCTACGAAGATATGTACCACCTTCTTTCTCTTGCGTTTTACTTGATTTTTCTCCTTTTAGTGTAATCACATCACCATCTACATCAATGGTAATTTGTTCTTTAGTTAAACCCGGAACTTCTGCTACAATCTCAATACGGTCATCAAAATTAATGATGTCACATTTTGGATAAGCGTTTTGTTGGAATGGGTTAATACCTATTTCCTTTGTTAATTCAGGAAATGATTCTGAAAATACTTTATCGAATAAAGTATCTAATGGTGAGAAGAACTCGTCCCTAAATTGGGGGATAGGGAAACCCCTTTGAATTTGATTTTTCATTTTTTTACCTTTTTTAAGCGTTAAGTTTGTATCTCCTTTTGGATGATACGCCGATATGCCGGCCGGCTCTATCGGTTTATAAATATAGCCGTAGCTAAATTTTATGCATTTTGTCTTTCAATAATTGTACTCATATGGTCGGCCCAATGCAGTATATATTGAATTTTAGAACGAAGGTATTTTGAAGTATCATATACTTTGAAATACTTTTCATTATCTTCATCATATAATCCATCTGTAAGTTTAATACCAAAATATTCATTTTCAGAATATTGAACTCCATAATGATTAAGTGTGAAAAATGTTCTATCGGTAATTGTCATAAAAGGAATATTTTCATTTCTCTTATAAACTTCACCTCTATTTTCAATATGCCACTTTGAATCGTTTGGTACATAATGCAACTCATCTTTGATACCTAACTTACCTAAATCGTGATGTAGAGCTGCAAATAATAATTGCTCATCGGTGAAATCAATAACACCACCAGCTTCTTCATATAATTTTTTCATACGAAGTGAATTTTTACAAACATTCAAAATGTGGTCTATATACCCACCCTCATATGCGTTATGATAATTTAGATT